TTACTTCCCGGCGTGAGACGCGCTCACTTGCAGCGCTGGCGGGCGGACAATATAACGCGCCAGCGACTCATGGGTGACGAACGTACAACCGCAGTGAATGTTCTGGCACTGGTGATAGCGCTCTTTGGTTTCAGAACTGAGATAGCGGCTGGAGCGCGCGTGCGCCGCTTGTTGGCATACCGGGCAATGCATCATGGTGGTTTCTCCCTCGTGTATATGCCAGTTATATTATCCTTTTAACTTGCAAATGCAAGTTAAAGAATGCATTTGACGCTATTCCTGCACTTCATATTCAACGCCATCAACCCGCACTTCCAGCTCCAGTTTGCTAATAAAACCATTGCTATCAATGCCATGTGTTACTTTTTTAATTACCCAGGGCGTGTTGTTGATCGCATCTTTAAAGCCTGAAACATACACAGGGCTTTCTGCTGAGATATCGGTACGCCCCTGAGCGAGGGTGAGCGTAAATGTCGCCGCGTTGCGCTGGATCTCTTGCCACTTCGCCTCTGCCGCCCGCATGGCTTCATCTTTGGAAGAGTATGTCGTCGGTAGGGTATAGATATTATCTTTTGATCCAGCGGTGTAATCGGTCGCTTCCTGTTTTTCATTGCTGGTTGTCGCGGTTTTGCGCGTCAGTTTTACCTGCTTCGTCTGCGCTTTTGGCGTTCTGGTATCTTGCCAGTGGGCAACCACACCGCTGTAAGCTGCGCGATCGGCAAGGGTAAACTCGTGTGAGTCGCCATCGCTGCGGGTGATCGTCACCGAAGGAACAACCTTGCCGCCCCGAACACACATGCCTGGAACAAGGAAAATCAGCGTACCTGATTTCACGGCGATTTCGGCACCGTTGCGGGTTGCCAGCCGGGTAAGAAAGCCAATGTCGGATTCATTAGACTGGTCGATATGGGCGATTTTTATATTTGCCAGCGCTGGCGCGACACTGGCGCTCAGTGAATTACGCCAGGCGATATCTTTGACAACTTCGCCAAGCGTTGTGTCATGCCATGACCACTCTTTTGGGCTATTCATATTGCCGCGAAAATCGACGCTGCGGCCGGTAACAACCACCTGATCCGGCGTACCTCGGTGCGTCACCTGATCGATGGTAAACGTGCCCATATTGGTGAGCAGTTCTCCTGGTCGACCAATGGCGACACTGACCTCATTACCGCGCTGCGGCATCTGGATTTTCCCGTCGGCATCATCCAGCGTTAGCGTTAGCGTATCGGCCTCAAACCCGCGATTATCGGTGACGGTCAACGCTATCAGGCGAGGCGCAATATCGTAGGTAATGTCTTTTACTTGCTGTTTTTGCGCTTGCTGCGGATCGTGCTGTTTCTGTTTTAGCTTCAGCGTAAACAGGGGGACGCTTGTCCGCCCCAAATCCTGGGTGAATACGTCAATCATCACATGTTCCCCAGCATCTTCGTCGCGTCCCTGAACAGTTGTTCCCCCTGGGCCTGAAGATCGCCCGCCAGGGCCTCCAGCGATTCATCAACGCGCGTAAGTTTGAGCGTGAAGGTGATTTTGCGCGGTGAACCGTCGCTGTAATACTCAGAACCGTTTTCGGTGACGCTGCTTATTACATACATGCCGTAAATCATGCCGGTTCCGTCAATAAGCGGCCACGAGCGCCCTTGCTCAGCCATCAGACGTACCGCCGCAAGCGACAGCACGCCGCCAGTCAGTTCCGGGTAGAGTGCGCCCGCGATATTGATGGTATCCTCGCCGGGACCGATATACTGAAACGCCGCGCGCTTGCCCACGCGAGCGTTGTTCTTCCAGTTAAACGCTGAGGTACGGTCCATATTCTGAAACGGCAGTGTCTGTCGCATAAAAACAAAAAGCCCCAATGCCAGCATCATAATGCGAGCCCTCCTTACGGATTGAATTGTGATAAGGCGTTGTTGCGCCGGTTATTGGCATCCTGACGGAACAGTTCCTGCAAATAGCGTTCGTTATTGCTGCCCGGCGTGACATCACCCTGCAGCGTGACGTTATATTCCGTGCGGCTCTGGTCGAGGTAAGAGCCGCCTGTTGACGGGCGTGCCATCTGATAGGCGTTATATCCCGGCTGCGCACTTGTGGGCTGGATATAGCTGGATACCCCTCCTGTGGCGGGTTGCTCGATAAGCGGCTTGAGCGTCTGCGCGGGTTTTTTATCAATAATGCCCAGCGTCTCCAGCAACCCCGTCGCGCTCTCGCTCAGTGAACGGAAAAGGGTCAGTGGCCAGGTGAATGCAGTAACAAGCACTTTACCGATAATCTGCCCGACATTGCCGAATTGTGTGAGCGTCTCCTCGCTGGCCTTGATTGGCGTTAGCAGCTCGATAAAAGTGCCTTTCACCGTTTGCAGTGCGCTACCAATGGCATCGAAAGCCGGCTGTAATGGCGCAAACATCTCTGCAATGGGGGCAAATGCCGCAGTAATGCCCTCAATCACGCCGCTAAAAAAGGCGCTAATGGGCTCCCAGTATTTATAAATCAGCGCAGCGCCAGCGGCGATGGCAGCCACCACGGCAACAATTGGCCAGGTGAGTCCGCCGATAACCGCCATGATCCCGCCACAAACGGTGGTAAACACGCTGCCAAAGGTCGTGGCAATGGTGATAAGCGTGCTGATCCCCGTAAAGACAGGCGCAATCACACTCGCCACGGTGCCGATTGCCCCTGCAACGCCGACGATCACCGTCGCTATCAGACCAAAGCTTTGTACCAGCCCCTGGTTGTTTTGTACCCACTGCTGGATCTTCCCAAGGTAACCGGTCGCGGTCTGTACCAGCATGCGCAGCGACGACTCCTGAGTGGCGAAAATGTCCACGCTCAGGGATTGATAAGCCGCCTGCAGCGCCGCTAAATCCGTGCCAAGATTGCCGACATTGTTTTGCGTCGCGGCCGCAGCATTGTCGCCGCTTTGTTGCTGGTTGCCGATTGGCTGAGCCCGGTTTCCGGCGTTCTGCTGGAGGCTGGCGACAGCGGTGCCCGCTGGCGCAGGCTGCATGGTAGGGCGAGCTTGCAGTGATGCTTCATAACCTGGTTGCAGCAATTTTTTGCCAAGGCTAAAGCCGGTGTTTGCCACCGACATACTGGTTTTCCCAAGGCTGGCGACTTTTCCACTCATCCCTGTAATGCTCTGCTGGGCATCCTGGATTTTCTTCTGCCGTTGCTGCCGGTTTTCCTGTTTCAGGCTCTGCTGTTGGGTTACCAACTGCGCCGAACTGTCGCTGATGCGGCTTTTCAACCGCAGCGTTTCCTCCAGAGGCGCCGCAGCGTCAAGGCCGGATTCGGTGACCACACTTTTCCGACTGGCGACTTTCGCCGTCAGGTTGAGCCGCTGCAGATGCAACTGGCTGACACGCTGTTGTGTGAACTGCAAAAAACTGGCGTGGCTGCGCGTCGGCGGGCCTTGCTCCGCCAGTTTTTGCGCACGCTGCTGCATCGTTTCCAGCCGCATATTGACTGAGGTAAGGGCTTTTTCCGCCCGCATTAAGCCATCCACCTGAGCGAGTTGACCATACAATCCGCTCAGGTTTTTCTCCGTTGCTTTTATGCCATCAGCCAGCGAGACATTCGCCGTCTGCAGGCTTTTAAATGGCCGCCTCGCCTGATCAACAGCAGCGAGCAGGGCCTCGATATTTACGCTGTTACTCATATGTGTTTCCGCTTCGCTGCAGCGCTTTTTCGCGCCAGGTGATGAGTTCGCCCAGACTCAGGGGGTAGAGCTCCGATGGCGGCCAGTGAAAAATCACCGCGATATCCGCCATCAGATCGTCAACCGACAGCCTGGCCGGAAAATTTACTGTCCCGAAGCTGGTGACAAAAAACCGACCACCTTACCCGCGAGCGCAACCATATCGGCCAGATCCAGCGCACCCACTTCTTGCTCGGTAAGTGAAGGTGAAGTGATGCGCGGCAGCACTTTAATCAGCGCATCCACTTCGGCGTTTGCCACCGCCGCCAGACTCAGGCCGCGCAGCGTACCGGCGTTCGGTTTCATCAGCGTAAGGGAATTGATCAACTGCTCGCCGCGTTTAATCGGGGTTTGCAGGGTAATGACGTTATCAGTTTCGTGGTTCATGCGATCCTCGTTGCTTGTGCGGGGGAAGACCCGGCCAGCCAGGCTGACCGGGTGTGACATTACAGGCCGATATTGCGGCGGTGCTGTTCGAGACGATCGACGCCGTTCACTTTTTCAACCATGTTGACGGTATCGATCTCCACCAGCTCCTTGCCATCGATGGTCAGTTTGAAGTAGGTGCAAATCACGGAGATTTTGGATTCCGTATCTTCACCCGGCTTGTTTTCACCAGTGTCGATCTCTTTCTGGCGGCCACGCATGACCACTTCCACCGCCACCGTTTCACCGGTGTCATCACGCTGGTAAGAGCCCGCGAAGCGGATCGGCACCGCGTCGGCACTGGTCGCGCCATACAGTTCCCAGATGGCTTCATCCGGAAAGCCGCCCAGCGACCACTCCATTGACATCGCCTCTTCATCGAGACCCATATCAATCGGTGCGACACCATTCATGCCTGCACCGCGGTAGTTTTCCAGCTTGCGGGTCAGCTTTGGCAGGGTGATGGATTTGGCGACACCCTGATAGCTGTAGCCATTGAGGAACACGTTCATGTATTTCAGTTTTCGCGGCATTGCCATTTATCAGGCTCCTTAATTGCTGTTAACCGAGGAGACCAGGTTCGCCAGGTACTTATCGGTGATGCGCTGGCGTAAGGTCAGGTTTTCCAGTGGCGGGACCGGCGTATAGTCATAATCGATATACAGTTTCCCGGCCTTCAGGGTTTCGGCGTCGTTGGCGGACTCATCGAACCAGCAGGTGGCATCGACGATGTAACCGTTGCTTTTCAGCTCGCGGAATTTCGCGTTAATGCCATCGATGATGTCGCGGATAAGCGTCGCGGTAATCGGTTTGTCCACCGCCCACATGTGCGCGTCGGCCATGGTGTCGGCAATCACCTGCGCGGTGCGGGTGTAGTTTTCAAACAGGAACAGCGGATCGTCCGAGCAGGTGCGGTTGCCCCAGAAACGAAAGCCGTCTTTGCGAATCAGCGTGGTGACGCCTGCCTGGTTCAGCAGATCGGCATCGGTGCCGGATTCCTGCAAATCCCAGAATACCGGGGTGCTGATGCCGGTCACGCCGTTCACGCCAACGTTCGACAGGGTTTTGTGCCAGCCAACAGACTGGTCGATATAAGCGCGCAGGCCGAGTGCGCGCGCCGTGGCGTACGCCGTGGCGCTGGCGTTAGCAACGGTATCCCAGGCGAGGAAATCCGGCCAAATCACCATCAGCTCGCGCTGGCTGAAATTCTCGCGGTACTTAATGGCGTCGGAAATCGTTTTGCAGCCCCAGGCGCTGACGTAACCGAAGGCACGCAGCTTCTGGCAGATGGGGGCCAGCGCGGTTGCGACTTCCAGGGTGTCGTAACCCGGCACGCCAAGAATACGCGGTTTCACGCCGGTCACCGCTTCAGCGGTCAGCAGCGCTTTCAGACCGGTGTATTTCCCGTTTGCATCGGTGGTGCCGATGATATTGGAAATCGTCTGCGCCTGGGCATCGTCGCCGCTACCTTCCGCGACACGCACCACAACAATCACCGGTTTCGCCTGATCGGCAATCGCCTGTAAAGACGATGCCAGCGTACCTTTGGTGCCCGCTTTGGCGATGGCGCTTTGCACGTTGGTGATAAGCACCGGTTCATTCAGTGGAAAGGTTGCCACATCGGCGTCGCTGGCCGTACAAACCATGCCGACGATAGCAGTTGAGACAGTGGAAATGACGCGTGTGCCGTCGTTGATTTCGACGACCTGAACGCCATGATGGTAGTCACTCATCCGATTAACTCCGTGGTGTTGGGGTGAGTGCTATTTTCCAGACCGCAGCGCTAACGCGCTATTTGTCGGGGTTGGCGTGGGGATGAAACAACACGGTAGACAAAAAAAACGGGCCGGGGCCCGTTTCTGTATATTCTGGGCATCGGTTAAAAACCGATGCCCAGAATATCTACGCCATTTGCTGCACCGGTGTATGAACGAATCGTGATCGTATTCAGTGAGCGGGCGGTGATGTAAACCGGTGTGGTGATATCACTAAATGGGCCGGCAGATTCATTAAATGTGACCTGCGCACTCAGGCAGGCTGTAGGAAAGGCAATGGGCCAATTTATCACTGAGTCCGTGCCGTTAGTTACGTTGGTCGCCCCAAACATCCATTGGATAATGACCTCTTTTTTGACATTAGCAATGATTACGGGGATTTTTAAATACCCGTAATTAGCTAATTGTCCGGTAGCGGTTCCCGCCAGTACAATGGCGCTAAGGTTCAGATTTTCATGCACGCGATTCACCAGGCCCGCACTCGTCATTTCCTGTAACGCATTTGAAATCAATGGATATTGCGCATGCGGGTTACTGGCGGCGACATGCTGTTTCATCAACTCGTCGGAATAGGCTTTTACCTCGATAACTTTATCGTCGACATATTTGCGTGTCGCCAGCACCACCGACGGGTCGATTTTCAGCGTCACCGCCGCCGTTGACGAGACAATCAGCGCCATGCGAATGGTTTGCGTGCGGCCGCTGCCTTCCTGTAACAACGGTTTGTAGGTTTCCGGGCAGTTGGCGACGGCAATCAGCACGCCGTCGTCATCGAAAAGTCCCATTTCGCGGATCCAGTAGCCCCCTTCGTTTTCGGGGATCACCTGTTCGGCAATGATCTGGTTTGTGTTGGCCGCATCGACAGTAAGGGTGTTCACTGCACCGATACGTTTCTGGTTGAGCAGTTGGGTTTGTGTGGCGTCGGGCGTAGGCAGGCTGCCATTGCCGTCGCCGACGGCCATTTGCGTGATATGGATTTGCGTGCCAAGCGCGGTGGCTGCTGCCAGCTTCGCCGCACCTTGGTTGGTCAGAATGGCGTAATATTTCGCGGTCATGCGTTCACTCTCAGTTGTCGGAAACGTAGGCACTATTTTCCGGTGAGCACATCGGGCAGGGCTATCGGTTGAGGTTGGTTTGCAGGCAGGACAACTGTGAATGAAAAAAACGGGCCGTAGCCCGTCTGGTGTTATTGTGGCTGTTGCGGCCAGTTGATATCCGGTGCCGTTGCGGTATCCACCGCCTGAAGTAGCTTGATATATTGCAGCCAGGCAATCAGCCGGGCTTTGTCATCATCGCTAATGATGCCGAGCTGCAACTCGGTCTGCCACAGGCTGATAGTATTTTTGGCTTCGTTGAGCAGTTTTGTTTTTTGGGCTTCTGCGACAGCAATCAGCGCGGCTTGATCGGTCACCCACTGGCTACCATCCCATTTGTCATAAGGCGTTGAAGGGGCAAGCGGTGTGACGTCCGCAGGATAATTGCCTAATTCGGTAATTTCTCTTTTCTGCTTCGTATTGATGTCATACACCGTTTCGCCACGATGATCGGGAACGTACTCCCAGGCATCCAGCGCAGCCGTGCGGCAGATAGCGAAGCCCGCTTTACTCTCTCCCGGTTTCTCGATAGTGGAGAAGCGAGGAATACCGACACCAACAGCCAAATACTCTTCTGATGGTGCGAGGTATTCACGGGTCGTTTCACGGTAATGATAGACGGTGATGTAACCTGCTTTGATTGCGATCAGATTGTCGTTCAGTACGGCTTGTTCCATTATGCTGCCCTCATGATGTAGTTAAACGCAATATTGCGTGGACGTGTTTCTGAAGCGACGCGTGCGCCGCCGCCGACACCATTGGTGGTCGACCAGGTTGAGTTATCGAGTGAAAAGAGTGAAGAGCCACCTCCTCGGTCAGTATCTACGAGCGGTAAAATGGTGAAGTAGTCATGGGTATGTTGTTGCAGCGCATCGCCTTGCCATTGCCCTAATCCCCTGTTTGCATCGACATTACGCCCGTTATCCCAGCCGCGAATAAATTCACCGCGCAGGTCGGGCAGATTCCCCGAGGGAAAAAGCGATGCCAGAAATGGGTATTTTGTTTTGTCAAAAGCGGAGCCATTACAGTTGAACCAGCCAGTTGGCGGGGTCGCCGCTGGATAAGGAATCGGCACGCCGACAGGAAGGTAGTTATTGATATCTGCGACTGCGAGATATTGTGGATGCGGGTTTGCGGCAGCCATATGAGCGGCAAGAAGAGTATCGGCATAGCCTTTCACCTCTCTCGCTTTATCATCCGCATACTGCCGTGTGGCCAGCACCACCGACGGGTCAATTTTCAGCGTTACGGCGGTGGTGGATGAAACAATCAGCGCCATGCGAATCGTCTGCGTGCGTCCGCTGCCTTCCTGCAACAATGGCTTGTAGGTTTCCGGGCAGTTGGCGATGGCAATCAGCACGCCGTCATCATCGTAGAGGCCAATTTCGCGGATCCAGAACCCGCCTTCGTTTTCCGGGATCACCTGTTCGGCAATGATCTGATTGGCATTGTTAGGATCAACAGAGAGACGATTAAGCGGGGCAATACGCTTCTGGTTAATCAACTGAGTTTGCGCCGCATCGGGCGTGGGCAGTACGCCGTTGGCATCGCCGAGCGCCATCTGCGTAAGGTTAAGCTTTGTGCCAAGCGACGTGGCGTTCGCCAGCTTCGCGGCCCCCTGATTGGTCAGAATGGCAAAGAATTTTGCAGTCATGCGTTAACTCTCAGGTTGTTGGGTGATGAATCAGTACAGAAGGCATTTTCCGTTCAGCGACAGGCGAACGCTATCAGGCGGGGTTGGCTGCCCGCTGGCACAACGAGGCGGGTAAAAAAAACGGGCCGCGGCCCGTTTTGTCTGGTGTTACGTGGTTAAGCGATGATGACATCATCAATCAGATGAACCGCTGAGGCAGGGTAATACTCGCCGCCGACCGTGATCTCTTCTGGCGTGTAGGGATACACGGTCAATTCTTCGCCCAGGTAGCACCCGGCGCCGACATAAAACTCGCCGCTGGTGCTCAGGCTGATATTGAGCCCGGTCAGGTGGCGGCTCGCTGGTTTGGCATCATTAATCAGCCGCTCCAGCTCAAGGTACATCTCCTCGGTAATGCCGTTCTCCTGCACGCCAATCACCAGTTTAAAGGTGCCCGGCTCGGCGTTGTCCTCCCACCATTCGCGCAGTTCAATCAGAAAACCGAGCGGCTCAACCACCCGGCGCAGCGCGCTGCGCGTGCCTTTGTGTTGATGAACGAAGAATGAAGCGGCAATCACTTTGCGTTTGGTTGCTTCCGGCCAGTTAAAATCCCAGCGGTCGACGGAGAGCGCCCAGGCCAGGTAAGGCAGCAGTTCCGCCGGGCACGTTTGTGGATCCCACAACGTGCGCAGCGGCACCGGCACGCGCTCAATATCTGCCGCCGCTTTTGCCGCTGCCACCTCAAGAACGGATGAGCCAACAGGCAACAGACGGTCGTCACTCATCAGTGCCTCCGGCGTTAATGCTCCAGGCGGTGCAGTAAGAGGCCTGGTTTTTCGCCAGCACCAGATCGCTTTGCGGCGCGCTCAGCTCCACCCGCTGCACACCTTCGACGTGCAGCGCGGCATAAATCGCCGACTGGCGGATATCACGCCCTAAACGCCGCTGCGCGTTGATATAGGCTTTTAACTGCTGTTCAGCGGCCTGGCGAATCGGTTCTGATTCCGGGCCCGGGTAAAAGTAGAGCGTGGCGTTAATCTGGTAGGGCACGATCTCCGCGCTTTGCACCGTCACACGGTCGCCCACCGGGCGCACATCTTCGGCGTTCAGTGCCTTATCCACAATGGCGATCAGCTCATCGCTGGCGCGGCCGTCGCCCTCGCGGGAGAGCACGGAAATGGTGATATACGCCGGGTTCGGGCTGATGGCCGAAATATCGGCAACCCGTCCGTCGGCGCTGCGACCATGATATTCGTAAGCGCCTTCCGGCCCGGCGACGCTTAACCCTTCAAACGCCTGCTGCGCGCGTAGCCGCAGATCTTTGTCAGACTCCATCACCGCCGGCGTCGGCGGAATGGTGCTGTCGTCGGCGGGCGAGATGACCAGCCGCGCCGTGTTGCTGTTGGCGGCCATTACATCCAGATCGTTCCCGGCGGCGTAGGCCAGCATCACCGCGCGGGCCGCTTCGTTAACGCGACTGCGCCACATCACTTCACGGTAGGCGTTCTCTTGCAGGAACTTGGTCAGCGGCTCGGACTCCAGCGCCAGCGTGCGCGCCAGCGCCTCTTGTTCATCGGCGGAAAACAGGGAAATCAGCGTCGCTTTGCGGTCGTTGAGGATAGCCTCATAATCAAGCTCCTCGACCACATCCGGCGCCGGCAGTTGGCTCAGATCGATAATCGGCATGGTTTTAACTCACTGGAAGGGTTAACGAAAGGGATTCGCCGGTGCTGGCGAGTTGCGCGGTCAGGTTGACCAGCAATTTGCCGTCGAACTGGCGCTCGGTGGTGACCGCGCTCAGCGTAATGCGCGGTTCCCATTTCAACAGCGCCATGTAACAGGCGGCCTGGATTTGCAACATCAGCGCCGGGGTTTGCGGCTGGTCGATCATCTCAAACAGCAATGAGCCGTAATCGCGGCGCATCACTCTGGAGCCTATCGGCGTGCGCAAAATATCGCTGATGCTCTGACGGATGTGCTCAGTGTCGGTCAGACGCTTGCCGGAAGTGCGGTTTAAGCCACTGTAACGAACGGTCATAAAGGTGCTCCTGTTGTGCCGCCGCTGTCGCCGGGGTGTTTATGGGTATGCAACACTTTGCCGTTGGAGGTCAGCGAGCCGCCGCTGTGCTCAATGTTGCCGCTCATCGTGCCGCCTTTTTGTACCTCCAGCGTGCCGGTGATGAGCTTGTTAGTGCAGACCACTTCCGGCGTATCCAGCGTGATGCGGGTAGTGGCGGTCACCCGCACGTCGGGCACGGTAGCGGTAAGGGATTGCGACGCGCTGATGGTGGCGGTTTTAATGCCGCTCACCGTTAACGCGCTGGTTTTCGGTTCATATTCCACGACGGCGCCATCGGGAAAGGCGACATGCAAGGCATCGGCAGATGCCGAGGGGGCCGGGTTGTCGTCGGAAAAAATCCCCGGCAGTACGAACGCGGTATCAAGTTCACCGCCGACCGCCAGCAGCAAAACCTGCTCGCCGATGGACGGTGCCCACCAGCTCCGGGAATGCCCCGCGCGGTGGGTTAACCACTGCAACCATTGTGTTACGAGGCCGCCGGTCTGCACCCGGCAGCGCCCGCTGTTCAGGTCGATGTCGACGATTACCCCGGTGCGGATCATATTGCGCAGCAAACGGGCCAGTTCCTGAAGCGAGAGTTGTCTATTCATAACGGAAATCATCCTATGCGTGACGGGCGTTGAAAAACGGACAAGGCTGTCCGGCGTTTGGCACAACGCCGGGCGATTCAGGCCGGCCAGCGGCTCACCAGCTCACCGTTGATATACAGCTCGATTGGGCGGGTGACGAACGCGGGCGGCAGCGGTTCCGGTAGCGTTTCGGCATGCAGCGCGCCGTCGATTTCCGTGACTTTGGTGCGTTCGGTCAGTTGCAGCACCATCGTCACATCCTGGGTGTTGTCGGCGTTCGTTAGCAGCGACCAACTGAAGCTGCCTTTGCGACCGGCTTCGGTGGTGAGAATGTCGGGCTGGTTATCGCGCAGCCACGCCATCACCGGTACGAACAGCGCATCGATATCACCGACAAAACCGCTGACGGTGACATTGAGACTGAACTGTTTTTCAAAGGAGAGTGAGCTGGCGAGGGTGGCGGTGTTGCTGCCTTTGTCCACCCACAGGCGCAGCATCGAAGGGTTATCGCGCAGCGCCGGCACAGCGTCAGTCAGCGCGGTGCGCAGCGTATTGGGTTTTAGCATTGATCTCATCCTGGCAATGTTTAAGGGTTTCGACCTGCAGCGCACACTGTTCCAGCGCGAGCTCCAGTCGGCGAATATCGGCGCTCAAATCGCCGTTAGTCTGCGGGGTGCTTCCCGGCATCGGGCACAGGCTGACCAGCGGGCAACTGTTGTAAACAGTGACCGGCGGAAGTGCAGGCGGGGCGCTGGTGCACCCGGCGCACAGCGTCAGGCAACTCAGCGCTATACCAGCGGCGAAACGCGTCATTTTCATTGAGTAACCTCGTAATTGATTGTTCGCGCCGCACCGCTTGCGCACTGGCGGCGTCCAGTTGCAGGCGCAGCGCGACCTGCGCCTGCTGGTTTTTATCTGCCAACGCGGTAGCGGCGTTCAGTTGCGCTTTTAGCTGCGTGATGGCGCTGTTTTGCTCACGCGTAAGCTGGCGGGATTGCGCCAGCGAGGCACTCAGCGAGTGGTTTTGCTCCACCAGCCACAGCAGGCCGAGCGAGGCTATCAACAGGGCTATCAGACGTGCATTCATTGCGCCCCCCGCAGACACCAGCTGTGTTCGCGCTGGCGGCGGTTTTCCAGCCCCTGGTTACGCACGCCGCCGATAAACACCCAGCGTGGCAGCTGATCGCAGGCCTGTTGCCACTGCTTTTGGTTGAGAAAATAAACCAGCGTCGAGCGGCAAGCCGCGCCGCTGCCAACGTTAAAGGCGAAGCTGATCACCGCGTCGTACACCTGCTGCGGCATCGCCACCGGTGCGCACTGCGCCAGCCTGCGTTCAACCTGTAATACGTCAGCGACAAGGTTGCTCGCCGCCTCTTTTTCACTGATATCGCGCGTTGGTATAACGCCCGCGGTATGACCGATGCCGGATGTCCAGACCCCGGCGCTGCACTGGTAAGGACGCAGGCGGCAACCTTCAAGATCGGCAATCAGCGCCAGCCCCTGCGGTGAGGTTTTCAGTAAGCGGAAATCCGGCAGCAGCACCGCCAGCGCCAGCACCACCGCCGCGCTACAGCGTTTTACGGGTAATCCCATTCATCACCTCTTGGGTTGACGCGCAGGACTGGAGGAACAGATAGCTTTTGCGGCGGTAGTACCAGTTCACCGCCACGGTGACCGCGACACCAAGCGCGCCAAAATAGGCGGCGAAGTCTTGTGGGGTCATGGCGCCAAAAAAGGTCAGCGCCACGCTTATCCAGTACGCCAGCGATGAGGTGACTTTTTCGATGGTCAGCCCCATAGATTCACCGTCTCTTTGATGGTTTGCGTCTGAACTTCCGGCAAGTTGACCGGGGTGCCATAAGGCAAAATCACGCCCAAATCGGCAAGGCCTGGGTTGGCGGCGAGCACCGTTTCGACCACCGATGCGGTGCGCCCGTAATAACGCTGGCAAAGCAGGTCGAGGGTATCGCCTTGTTGTGTTTTCACATTCATCGTTCACGTCTCTTTCCATCAGGAAGGTTTTTCCCCATGGTTAAGTTTCCTGACCGCAGGCGATGGACGCTATCTTTCGGGGCTGGTTAAGCGCTGGCACAACAGGCGGGCGCAGGGAGAAAAGCAAAACGCAAATGCACCAGGCAGCACTGCCGCTGGCGCATCGAGGGAAGGGCAGCGTTAACTGCCAGGAAAGGATGTGGCGGGGCGCTATTCGGCCTTGTAGAAAATGTTTTCATCCTCGTCGGTGGCGTTTTCGCTGTTGGCCAGGTCCGCAATCAGACTCAGCGCCAGTTTCAGATCGGACGGTTTGCAGTTAGCCAGCAGAGACACCTCGGCAATGAATTGCACGCATGCCCACTTGTGCTGAGTCTGATTTAGTCGCTCAGAGACCATGAATCCCTCTCATGAATTTCTTGTACTGTATGTTTATACAGTATCATAGGCTGATTATTAATGGGAAGCGATAATTATTTGTTCCCGCCACTATGTTGCTGATAAAGAAAACCATTATGGCTTTCAGCTCTCGCGTTAAACCCGCTGTTTCCAGCTATTTCCCCGCGATGCCTGCCAGTACAGAAAGCGCTTTTTGGCCTCTGTTTGCGCGCCTGCAGAATATCGCTGCGCAGCCAGGCGGTAAGTTGCCGACGCTGACGACGGTTTAACCGCTGACCAGGCTCGAAGGGCGTACAGTTATTGACAGAACTCCAAGAAAGGGCCGTATCCGCCACGTTTTCCTGTGTGCGCTTCGGCACGATCGTCCACTTTTTCAGCCTCGTCAGCAGTGGCGAGCCATTTCCAACCACGCTGTCATACACGCCGCGTACGCGCAGCGTCTCTTCGCCATACTGATTAACATCGCCGTCCGTCTCATAAAGTGTGCGCACCTGCACCGCATCGCGTTTGACGAACGGCCCGCCCTGCGCATTGACGTAACCCGCCCAGTCACCGCTATCGGCGGCTTCATGCACTTGCGCAAACTCCACGCTTAATCCGCGCGCGGCATCGTTGTCAGCCAGTTTGCGTAGCTCGCGGTAAACGGTGACCGGCGCGCCGCCAATAAACTGAAACTGGCGGATGCGCCAGCGCGCGGCCCACGCGCAGACCGCACAGGCGCTCTCTTTCAGCAAGGCGCCACTCTCAACGTCGGTTTCGCCATCCAGCGCATAGCCGTCGATATTTTTGGCAATATATTTCGCCAGATAACCCGTCGCGCTGCCTTTTTGCGCATCAATGGTTTCGGCGTGAAAGCGTGCCCGTTGCGCTTTCGCGCTGGACAGCTCGTGGCTGTCTTGCTGGCAGGCGAAATCACCCAGGATCTCGCGTACGCGGGCAACCTCCTGCGGCTGCATAAACAGCAGCAGGTGCCAGTGCGGAGTGCCGTCGTGATGAGGCTCAGCCACGCGGATGCCGAAAACGCGCAGGCCGTTCCGGTGCAACTTCGCGCGGATACGCGCCCACAGCCCGGTGAAGTACGCCTGGGTTTGCGCCGGGCTGGCACCGTTCCATTTCTGGTTGCGGTAGCCCGCGCGCGTTGTTGCGTGCCAGGCCGAAGGAGCGGTTAAGGTGTAAAACTCGCCTGCGTAGCCAAGGTTCTGGCAGATAGTTTCGAAACCGCGCAGGCGCGTCATCAGTTCGCAGCGGCGGATCGCCGGGTTGGCGACTGAACCGTCGTGTTTATCAATAAGGCTGATGCGGTTTCCCTCTTCATCTTCCAGCTCCATGCTTTTGAGAAACTCACGGTTACGCCGTTTTTGCTCGCGCCAGGCGGTTACGCACTGCACGCTGGCGTAGGGCTGTTTTTTCTTGCTGACATTGCCAAGTGCGATATGCAAATGCTCACGCCACTGCGCGGCGGCTTTGCGCAGATGCCCGCGCCACCACTGCTCGCTGAACAGGCGCATGATCGCCGGGGCGAGATCTTCCGCACGGACGACGTTGTGCGCCACCCGCTGCCAGTGCGGTGGGGTGACATTGAATTGCAAGGCGATGGTGCCCGCGTGCCGATACCAGCGATGCAGCGTTTTCAGCTCCGTTGCGCTTGCGTCGTCGTGCTCTGCCAGTTCACCGCGAATAAAATTGGCAATATCCGCCGCCAGCCTGTCGATGGGGGCTTTGTTCATATCCGGCAACTGGTTGTAGCGGGTAAATAGCGAGACTAAACGGTGCGCCAGCCCCTGCTGGATAACCGTATCAAAATGGCCGTTGAACACCGCGCTGGAGACGCGCGGCTGTAAGTGACTCAGTTGATAGCGCTGCGCCACCGCGTTGAGCCTCGGTAACGTGCGGCGATAAAAATGCAGCAGAAAAGCCTCGGCCCGCGCTATACCGTGCTCTTTTTCTATCGTATCCGCAGCACGGATGAGCGAAACGCGCACGCACTCCGGCTGGAGCGCCAGCGCCTGACGCGCCTGCGACACCGCCGCAATATGGCGATTGCGGCGATGCAGCTCAGCGTGGGTGAGCAAGGGGCTGGCGATAGCTGCACGCGGCGCATTCCACGGATAAACCCAGGCGACAGACACTTAGCGTCTCCTGTAGTGCTTGTCTTTCAGTTCGGCAATCTGCTGGCAACAAACGCAACAGGTGACGCCGGGCAGCGCCATGCGCCGCGCTTGCGGGATAGGCGCATCGCAGCTTTCACACGTCAGCCTTGAAGGTGCCAGCAGACGATTACGCGCATGTTGGATATGCCGTTCGCGCTCTTCCATCTCGCGTTGCTGGGCGAGATCCATTTCGTCGGCCATTAGTGCAACTCCTGCGCCTGGTTATCGATGTGGCTCGCTTCCTGGCGCAACAATTCAGCGGCATCATGCCATTCAAGGCGATGCGAGCTGATGAATGCGGCCAGTGCGTCCAGACGGGCAGAGATAACGCCGGCGCAGCGCAGGCGTTCATTGTTGCGCGCTTGCGCAAGCTGGAGCGCGAGAGCTTCCGGGCTGTGGTTAGGTGTGTTAAGGGGCTGTTTTCTCATTGTGTTGCTCCTGAATTTGGACAAGGGGATGCCCGACGGGTTGACGTCATGGTGGTGGATTTCGGGTTTACAGCGGCATGGTGAGCCGTTTCGGAAACTGGCTTACTACCGCGCGGAAATGGTTCATGGCGGCGATCACCGCCCGCTTCTCATCAAGCGTTAATGCATGCGGGCTGAGCGCCTGGCGCGCGGCGGGCACTCTGGCAAGAAAGAAAATGGCCGCCAGCGCCCGGTTGTTCGCTTCTGCGTGTTCGTCGCGCGGGTCACGTAGCTCTTCGATAAAGCGAGCTACGTCGCGCCAGTTATCGCCCCATAAACGGCCGCGAAGCTCGGCGATATGGTTTAGCCCGCTTAGCCGCTCTGATGTGCTAAGCGGAACATGCGCGACAGGGGATGTGATAGCCATAAGCTCTCCTGTGATAGCGTTAGCTTGCAAAAGCAAATTCAGCGTGTCGCCATGCCGAAAGGGCGTTTAGCGCCGCAGCGGCACTTTTCGTGTTGCCTAAAGGCGCAAGGCAAGGCGCTGGCGTTCAGCTGCGCATCGCGCCATGTTGCGGTGTCGTGGGCGTCAGATTCATTGCCGGGAAGTTGGCTCAGTGGTATGTGCTCAATGAATTGCAAACATCGCTGGCATTCGCTCTGGCTATGGTTTGCCGCCAATCCTTGCATCTTTATTGGCGCTGGCATTGTTATGCAAATTGATGCGGAGAGTGCCGGAAAACGGGCTGTTATCTCTGTGCTCACCCGGCGATGGCAGCCACGTTTGGATCGCATTTGAGTGCCGGATAGCGGATGCGATGGCGTTGATTTTGCATCTGACATATCGCATTATCTCCTGTTGTTTAAAATGTACTGCGTAGCTGTGCTTTTTGGTCGATGCATAGCAATATAAATCGCAAATGCGATTGTGTAAATCACTTTTTCGATGTTGGTGTCCATGAGTGAAAACAAGATGAGTGTTCAGGATGTGATTGAGCGCATTGCCGCGTCCTATTCCGTCTCCAGCCAGAAAGCGCTCGCAGAGGCGCTGGATGTGCCGGCGAACAATATCAGCAGCTGGATCCAGCGCGATAGCGTGTCGTATAAAGCGGTGGTCAAATGCGCACTCGACACTGGCGCGGATCTGCACTGGCTGGTGACGGGTGAGTTTGCAAATGCGAAATTGACGGATAAACCGGTGCCGAAGGGCAAAGCGCTTTATGACGAAATTTTGTCGACCGGCGGGCGTCCGGTGCTGCGCCGTATCCTTGATGCCTACGGGTTCGAAATGCAAAAAGAGCTGGGGGATTTACTGGATATCTCTTCCGGCACCATCAGCACCTGGGTGCGACGCGAGTTTTTCCCCGGCGATGTGGTGGTGACTTGTGCGCTGGATACCGGCGTCTCGTTAGGCTGGCTGGCGACGGGCAAAGGCGAAATGTACCCCACATCGGCGGCGGGCACAGCGCAAAATGACGCGGCGCTGAGCATCCCGAAATTTCGCCATGAGTCTGGTGAGCTAAAAGAGGCGGGCGTCTGGTCGCTGGATCGCAGCCTTGCGCCATCGTCTACCGACGGTTTGAATTTTATTGAAGGGCTGAATGCGGGCTGGCTGGTGGATACCCGCGCGCAAAAAATTGGCAATGGCCGCTGGTTTATCAGCATTGACGATACGCTGGATGTGTTTGATGTGGTGCGTCTGCCGGGCGGCAAAGTGCGTCTTTCCAACAGTGCGGTGGATTTTGAGTGCGCGGTAGCGGAGATCGTACCGTATGGCGTGGTGGTCTTTACCCTGGAAAAGCACGTTTGA